AAGGCTTAACCTTTTACGGTTAAGCCTTTATTGTTACGTTGGTACTCCCAGCGGGTAAAATATAGCTTGTCCTATAATATTTATTAATATTTGACAATATGTCTCAAACCCTTATCAATAAAAGCTTTTGCTTATTTTAAATATTTTATAAGTTAATACTTACTTTAATCTTACCAAATAAAATAGTACAACAATAGTACAATTTACTTAATAAAATCATCAATGTACTTTCCTAATATAGGCCACCTAACAAAATTACTGGTATCTAAACATTGACATCTAGCAAGTTTCCCAATTATTTCTTTCAAGTTCATAATTTTACCACTCCCCTACTCATTCTCTTTAATAAGTATTAATTGTTTCCAAAGGTAACATTCCCTTTTAATTGCTATGTTAAATTATATGTATAATGAGTACATGGTATTTCTAAAAATGAACAAAAAGAATAGGAATTAACTACATTACGTAATTAACTCCTATTCTTTCTTTTATTCTCCAAATACTTAACTACATTTATTGGTGGCAGTATTAAATTCCCTATATTGGCATTCGAACTATATACTGAAACTAATGCTCTTAAATATGGAAATAATATAGCTATTGAATTTCTTTCTGCAAAATCCTTTCTAGTATCAGTATCAATCTCCTTATCAACTTCAAACAAGCCTACAATTTTTACTCTCATAGTAAATGGATAATCATTTTCTTCAGCCTTAGGAAAGACTGTGAGATCTAATGATATTATAAAATTATCATCTTCAAAAGTACAATCACTATCTATATCAAAATCAATATCCTTATCTTTTCCCGAAAAATCAAAATTAGTTTTAAATTCTATAGTATCAACCACATAATTATTAAACTTAAGTGAACTCTTTATACTTTTCATATTTACGCTGCTAAAAAGTCTTTCTCTATTGATCTATATTGGTTATTTATTTTTTTGATATTTCTAGGGAATTTGCTCATTACTAGATTACTCTTTGCTTTATTGCATATATCGTCATCTACTTTAGAATTCTGAATTATATTATTTATACTAGTACTTAGTTTTTGAATAGATTTTATATTCTGTGACAAATTACTGAAACTTAATAAATTTACCTTTACACTTTGGATATACTTCTTAATTGCTTTTAATTCAGAGCTTTGTTCGCTTATATCTTCATATTGAAATCCATATTTATTCAACAAGGCTTCAAATTGATCTGAGGACAATGATTCAAAGTAACCTTTAGGATTATTTAAAATTTTTCCCATAAAAATCATCCTTTCTCTCTCTATATATTATTATCATCTTATTGTTATACACTCATTAATCTTAGCACATAGCTCTACTCCATTAGCTATGTTACTTCTTTTCTTTTTATTAATTCTATCTTGCTTTGTATTAGTATGTGTAAAATTTCTTACTATAACATAACAATCTTCCTTACATATCATGTCTAATAGTTTTCCATCAAAATTTTCATCTTCCATATTAATTATCTTATCTTTATTAATACCACTTTTTAAAAACTCTTCTCTAAATGCATTAACCTGTCTAGTTAATTCACTTTTTGGATCACTAATATCTAGTATGCTTTTTTCTTCAGCCGTTATCACACACTCTAAAATTTCCAACTTTGTATTTTCATATTTAAATTTTGCCCAATTTCTTGCAAGATCTTTATCATCTTCAAAAAAATATATTCCTGAGCCAAGCCAACCCCAATTACTTGGTTTAAATTTATTTTTTCGTATCTTTTTAGCTACATAAGAAGATGTTCCATGATGACCTATAAATCTTTTTAAAACGTTACTCATACTTATTCAGCCCTATCTCCAAGTATTCCTCTTTTTTTTTTAAATATACAAAAAACAAGCTTAAGCTTGCCTTAAAGTTAAATATATAAATGCGTAATAATCATTAATTTAAACGTAAATTACGCATCTTTATGATTTAATTTTAACATATTTTTGCATTTTGTAAATACTTATAGACATATATAGTTCTTTATAAGCACATATAATATTATATAATATTCAACTTTATAAGATATCGTTCTTAAATATGTTGAATATTTATTGTAATAATTGTAAATACTATTAATAATTAAATATAGAAGGAGAAAACTATTATGAAAATTTTTAGTTTTATACTTGTTGCACTTATTTGTGCAATTATCCTTGGATTTGTAATACTTGCATTAATTGCTATAGTGATTGTAGTAATGTTTGTCGGTACTATTATAATCCGTGCTTTAAAATAAGCATATAGGATGTAGGGTAATTATTTATCCTACTAGAAGTAGGATACTGAAATAAAATAAAACATAAGAAACAAATTTCATAATAGTTTCAAATAGAAAAATACCATCAGTTATTATACTGGTGGTATTTTGTTGTTAGCATCTTATTATTTTATAAACACGTTATTCCTGAATCATTTACTTTTCATAACTTATACAAAACACTTACTATTCAGTCATCTAATATATAGTTCAATCCACCTATATAGTGTAGCTCTCCCACAACCTAATAATTTAGCCATCTCAACCTTAGTAATTTCCTTATTAACCATTTTGTCATAATACTTTTTGAAGTCCTTAGGTAAGTCATCTGATGTCTTCTCAACTCTTCCAAACCATCTACCTGTTTTAGTAGTTCCTGTTGCTTTGCATTTCTCTACACCTTGAATAACTCTTTCCTGAATAGTTTCCCTTTCCATTTCAGCAACTCCACCAAATACGGCAAGTAATAATTTGTAGGTGCTGCTTGTAGTATCTATTCCTTCTTTAACAACAATCACTCTAACACCCTTATTTACTAATTGTTCTATTATGTCTATCAAGTCTTTAAGACTTCTTCCTAGTCTTGATATACTCTCACAATAAACAGTATCACCTTTAGATACTTCAACTATCATTTTATTTAATTGTGGTCTATCCTTGGTTTTGCCTGTCATTTTATCAATATACTCTTTATCAAACTTAATACCTAATTTATCAAGCTGCATTTCCTGTCTTCCTGGATCTTGCTTTGAAGTTGAAACTCTCAAATACTTTACTATCATAATTCTCAATCCTTTAACTATCTTTATATTAACTGACGGAAATATTTCCGTTACCTAATCACTATATAATTTATTATAATATGTATCATCAAACTATTAAAACTCAATAAGACACTTAGATAGTTAAAAAATGGCTGTTTATTGTTATTTTTCTTTTTATTTCTCTTTTTATTTAAGTGTTTCATCATACTAAAGTTTAATAGTACATATAGAAACAAACATAAAAATAAAGATAAACCCTTAAATAATAGCTTACCTTTTGTCTCACTTCATAATATAGTTTTTTTGATACACTCTAAAATTCCAAACGCTTGGAGACTTCTATTCTACTATTGTTAATATCTCATTCTTAACTTTAAGAGCCTCTACCATATTACTTAAATACTTAATAATTTCTTCTTGAAACTCAGTATGTTCAAAATCATCTCTTCCTAAATCCTTTAATATTTTATTTATCATTAAACCCTGCTCTTGCTGTACTTGAAATTCTTCCAATAATCTTTCTATTGCAAATGACATCAAAGCTGCTTCCATAGGATCATCAATTTCAATCTGCGATTTTATAAACATTCCTGTTGTATCTGATATAATTGCTCTTACTACTTTATTTTTCATCTTTAATTTTTCTCCTATCTATTAAAATATATTACTTGTCCTTTGATAAGGATCAGGACCATTATTTCTTTTTGTAACTCCTAAACCCTTTTGGTATATTGATTCGCTATATTCCGTATTATTTCCTAAATTAATATGTTCTGCAATGCCTGTTGTTGCATCTGGTGCATCATCATGTTTATTCTTTCCTTCACGTTGATATTTGTTCATTGCATTGTAATAATCAGGCCATTTTTCACGCCAATTTATTGGATAATATACATGGTCCATTATCCAAGTAGAATTAGATAAAATTCTTGCTATTTTATTTTGACTTTGATGGAACCATTGCACATGAGTTTTATTAGAATTATAATTATCTTTTAATATTCTATTAATAGACCTTGCAAATCCTCTACCACCATTATTGGATTCTATATTAGCCCAATTAACTTTATTTCTAAATAATGCTTCTGCAACTTTACGCTCTGTTACTTCCATAGGCTCTTGAGTATATATTATGTCTAATATATAAGCCTCTTGGTTAAATACACCATAAACTATATTACACAAATAATCGCTTCCCTCATCGGCTGTATCACAGTAAGAATTAACTCTATTAAATAACACATTCCCTTTCGCATCCTTAGGCACTTCACAATATGTTTTAAATGATGTATATAATTTCCCTTTTAAATCAATAGGCTCTTGTTGGTAGTTAGCAGAGGCAATATCTGCACCCATAGTCTTTACTTTATCTTTATATGACTTTTCACTTAAAACCTCTTCACAGAGCATCTTCCCATCATCTTGGACTGCTTTCATATTAATATGTTTAATCTTTTTATGTTTAAATTCTTCTAATACCTTTCCTACTAAATCATCACTGGCCCATCTAGTCATAATAACGATTATTTTTCCACCTTCTTCTAAACGTGAAAGCATTGTATTAGTAAACCACTCCCAATGCTTTTGCTTAACATTCTCATTGTAAGCCTCTTCTGAATTTTTTATTAAATCGTCTATTATCATAAGATTACATCCGAATCCTGTGGCTGTTCCTGTTGGAGAGGTTGCTAAATAATTATTATAACCACCTTCTAAACTCCATAAGTTCATAGCTCCATCACCTTTTTTTATATTTACACCTGGGAATACATCGCTATAAACTATCTTGTCCTTATCTGCCTTTTCTTCCTGAATAGAGTTTCTTACATTCTTAGAAAAAGTGGTTGATAGCATTTCATTATATGAACCTGTCATTATCTTTTCTTCCTGATTCTTACCTAGTACCCATTCAACAAAATTTCCTGCTGTTCTTGATTTCCCATGTCTTGGTGGCATATTTACAACTAACACCTCATCATCACCAAAATAAAAGTCTTGTAGATCATCACAAAACTCTTTTAGATACTTCCTGTTTTCTTTGTAAAATTGAGGCGACTTTATATGACAATAAAAAAAGAAATCACGCCTAGCAAGTTCACATTTAGCACCTAATTCAATTAACTTTCTATCCACCATTATTTATCAACTTCCTTAATTCATCAGTAGTTAAACCCTCGTAAGGATTATTTATATTTCCACTATGTTCAATATCTTTCTTATCTCTCCATGTTTCAGGCTTTCTATTCTTTAGCCAAAATATTTCAGCTGTAGTATCTGGCTGAACTTCTTTAGTAACTACTTTAGTAACTTTTAATTCATATTCTCCAGTATCTTTATTCAATACCTTCTCTTTTGTAACTTCTTCATATTTATATCCTAGCGCCCTTTTAAGCAATGCATTTTCTACTTGAACATCAACTATCTCTTTACCCTTTTTAAGGCGTTCAGATAGTTCATTATGCTCAGATAAATACTTATAAAAACTTGTCTTGCCTATGCCTAAATTTTTAGCAATCTGCTCGTCTGTTAATCCATCCCTAGCCCATGCTTCTACTAATATCAATTTATCCTTTACATGACTTTCCCATTTTGACTTTGCCATATAGTTATCACCTTCTTTCAAAATAAAAATAGGAGAGTAATTCACTCCCCATATTACTATTTAGCAATAAATCTACTAAAACCATCTTCTTTTGGTATATGTCCATTATTATTTGCCACTTCTTCAAAAAACTTTTCAGAATCTAAATTTGATAATTCTCTGTTTATTGCATCTAGTGCACACTTCTCTGCAATGTCAAGTAATTCTTTATCTTCAAGTCTCTTTTTATTAGCTTTTAATTTTTCGTAATATTCTTCTTTCTGTTTATTCATTATGTATTTCCTCCTCTATATGAACTCATTTAATTTAGTAATACTATTCTCAATCTCAGTTATTGCATAAGCAACTGGGGAATAATTTTCGTTAAAGTTTACTTGATCTTGCATCAACTTTTCAATTCTATCTTTTATATCTAGCCTTGCATTGTCAATTACAGATTGTAATTCGTTATGATAGTCTTGTGCAATTGCTATTACTTCTTTAGCTTTTTCACTAATTTTCTCGACCTTTTCCTTATCAATCTTATCTTGTACTATATTTAATCTTTTATTGTATTTTTCTAAATCACACTGCAATGAAGAAATAGAATTATTCTTTTCCTCTGCTAAGTCAAACTTAAGATTTTCTTCTAACCTATCACGTTCTGATTTTTCCTTATTAATTTTATTTTTTACTTCAGCAACTTTTGAATTTATATCAGATTTCATTTTCTGTAATTCTTGTGTTCCTTCATAATCCATTAATTGATTAAATTCTTTAATCTTCTTTGTATAATATTTATCATGTTTTAGATTATATTTTGCTTTTTCCACTTCAAATTTATTTAACTTATTAATTTTCTCTTGATACATATCCATAATACTATCTCCCTCCATTATCTTCATTAAATTTATCTATTATTTCATCTGCCTCTTTGTCACTCACTTTTTTCTTATAATTGTCTTTTGATGTCAAATCATATTGTATATATGCTCTACATTCTAGACACTCTTTGTATAGTTCACATTACCCATTTGTTACTACGAGATTACTTTTATATCTAAATAATATTTTTCTACATCCCTAAGCTTCCTTAATTATTTCTTTATATTTCTTTTCCCAGTATCTTTTCTGAGATGCCTTTACCTTATCCTTATTCTTTTCCCTCCACTTTTTCATATATATATTTTTAGCTTCTCTAGCCTTATCAACTACCTCCACAGCATACCCCTCCTACTATAATTAAAATTCTTATATTTTTATTTCTTTATTTCTTTATTATTATTTTATCTCTATTTTTATCATTTTTTTCTCAACTTCTTCTCAATTTCTTATCATAATTTTAAGCAGAACAAAGTGGCTGCGCCACGCTCCTACGGAGAAATTCCTTATAGTTTAAGTTAAAAACCATAGAGATTGGTTTCCCTATGGTTTTCTTATTATAGTTTATAATTTTTTCCGTATACCCCTTTGTATTCCTTAGGTCTCATAATTCCACCACATTTTTCGCATGAGAAACAAGGTGGTTCATCTATATTACTTTGATCCATCTCATCAAAGTATTCTACAA